ATTATCCCCTCATTGGCTGGATATTATAGCATAATTTAAGAAAATATGCAAATCGAGGCATAAAAAAAGAGGTAGCGACATTAATGTCGTTACCAATTTTAATATAATCTTACATTGTCCCAATTCGTAGTTCCATTTTGGATATTCAAATTAACTTGTCTTTGAACTTCATCATAGTTAGAACCTAGAGCAGATTTTCTATCTTCTCCATTACCAAAGTCTCCTCTAATAGTCTTTCTAACTAAATCTAGAATATCGACACTTGGCTCTGGTACAGGTGCTAATATTTCATTAACTCTTTCTTGCACTTCTGCATATCTATCGCCTAATGCATTCTTTCTGTCCTCGCCATTGCCATATTTGCCTTCTATTACTTCCCTAGCAAGTTCTTCAGTAGTCTTTTCTTTAATAGGCTCCTCAGAATTAATCTTGTTAGCCTCATCAGCAATATATTGCATTTTGCTTCTTAGATAATCTCCAGGACAAGTGGTACTAGTAAACATACTATGCCAAGTTAAATTTTTGCCAGGTACTAATATTCCCAACTCTCTCCTCTTAGCAATATCTGCAACCAATTTAATAACAGCATTTAAAGTAGTATCGTTAACATACCAACTATTATCGTTATCCGATATTTCAATAGTTATTGATTTACAATTGCTATCCCAATTGCTATTAGTCCATGCGGTATCTTCCTCATCAACATAATTAGCAATACTGCCATCGTAGCCAACACCATAATGACTAGAGCCACATCTACCTTTTTCTTGAAATATTCCACCACATTGTTCTGCAGTTAATCTTCCAGCCATGTGATGTAGAGTAATTGCTTCGATGTTTCTACCGCTTCTGCCTTTAGTATAGTTACCTTCATCTGCAGGTACTACTATTTGTGTTAAATTAGATTTACTCATCTACTTCATCCCCTTTACCATTGCTTAACTCTAATTCCATTTCTTCAGTTAATACTAATTCTTTGCTATTCATTAATATCACTACCTTTCTTATCACTCTTAGCAAAGTAAAATGTCATTATCATCATTACCATTGGTACAAACTGCTCTGATGTTACTTTATCAGCAAACCATCCAACTACCAATGCTAAGATCATTATTATTGTCATTATACTTTTTAAATCAATTAATTTTGCTATTTTTTTTAATACTTCGTTTTTCATTACAATTTACCTTCTTTCTTTAATTTCTCCCACTTGTCGTGAACAAAACTATTACCACCATGTTGGCAATAATCATCATATAGTTCATAACTTATCAGTTTTTGTTCTGATGAAATTTCTTTTTTATCTGCCAATTCCATAAAATTAATTAAGTTTGTCTTTGTATTTGATAGATTATTTTTTTTGATCTCTTTTTTAATTGGTTCTAATAGTTTGTTCAATGCACTTATGAGAGCCTTTTTTAAGTATGCGATAGAACCTATAAGTGCTACTATAAATGCCAAAACTTTGGCTATCTGCCCTAATGTCAAATTTTCCATTACTCAGCCTCTCCCATTTCTTCTTCTACATATAATTCATTTAACTTACTATCATCAAAATTATCTGCCAAAAAGATAATTGTTGCATAGTAAGGTTTATGTTCTTTTTCCATTTCAGTGGCAGGTATATACACATCGTTGACATCTCTTATATGTTTATTTTCATCTGCTATTAATACTTTTTTCTTTCCATATCTTCTTATTTCCATGATACACCTCCTAACTTACTGTCCAACCTTTTGTCTGAGCGTTACTCAAAGCAGTTTGCCCTTCTTCTGATGTTAATTTTGCTATATTAGCACTTCCAAGTTGTATTTCTTGTGCGTTGCAACCTTTAGTTGCTATATCATATAAATTATTTAGTACATTCATTATAGATTGTTCTGTCAATTTGGGTGATGATAAGTTTAATGTATAGTTTGGAAAATTGGCAGAAGCAGTTGTTAAATATGCCTGTCCTAAATTTAATAGACCATTTAATGTCGTTAAAGAACGACAGCCATTAAACATATCTCGTACAGTAATTACATTACTCGTATCTAATTGTGGTAATGCTGTTAGAGAATTACAACCACTAAACATGCTGTTCATAGTAATTACATTACTCGTATCTAATTGTGGTATTGTTTTTAAAGAATTACAAACGTTAAACATACTAGTCATACTAGTTACTTTGCTTGTGTTCAATTGCGGTATTGTTTTTAAAGAATAGCAGTAACGAAACATACCTTCCATAGTAGTTACTTTACTTGTGTCTAATTGCGGTATTGTTTTTAAAGAATAGCAGTAATAGAATGTATTATACATAGTAGTTACTTTACTTGTGTCTAATTGCGGTATTGTTTCTAGAGAGTAACAATTACCAAAAGCAGCAGACACACTCGTTATATTACTTGTATCTAGTTGTGGTAGTGCTGTTAGAGAATAACAATTAGAAAACACACCAAATAAACTAGTTAAATTACTAAAATCAATGCTAGGTAATGCTAACAATTTATAATAATTTTGAAAATTTTTCTTAGTTGTATTTTTGGGTAAAAATCTAGTATCGCTACTATCATCGCCTTCAAGTTCTACACTATTTAATTTAAAAAAGTCATTTTCTCCCTCATTCCATTGAACACCATTATCATTATAGTAATCAATTTCTTCATCAGTCCATCCTATTTGCTTTAAGCCTGTTCTATCATAAGAACCTGAAAAAATTGAATTGTTTACTGCTACCTTTACTTTGCTGTATCCATCAAGATTTTCATCTGGAGCATTATATATTCCATTTTCTACTACTGTCTTTTCAGCAGTTTTTACTGTATACCCATTCACCTTAACTTTTGACAAGCCAGTATAACCTATATCAGGGGTTATTTCTTGTATCTCTCTAGTAGGGGTTACTTCTTTTTCTTGAGTTATTGGGGATACATATACAACTGAATTACTAAGTGAACCGTTTAATGATTGCTTAGTATTTAAATTACCAGTTAGTTTTTTCTTTTCTCTTATCATAAATCTGCTCCCTCAGGATAAAGAATTAATTTTTTTGCTCCTTCATCATCATATCCTATAATTGTTTCATCATTATTTAGTTCTATTTCGTACCAATATTCCACTTGCTTATTTAACATTTCACCTATTTTCATATCTTCACCAGATATATCTATTTCTACACTAGTAGAACCTACAACAGGTATAAATATTTTTTGTAAAATCGGTGGCTTGTCCATTTCTTTCTTTCGATATATAGAGAATTTAATTTTATCCCCATCTTTAAATGTGTATTTATCATCGCCATTGTTTATGTCAAAGTCAATCAAAAGTCTATCTCCTCTATTAATATGAATTTCTTTATCTATTATTTCCATATTTATCATCTCCTTACATTAATTTTATGGCAGCCATCCAAGTGCCGTTTTTACCAAAACCATTATTTAGATATGCTGTACCAACAAGTCCATTATCATAACTGTTTGCCCATAATGTAACATAATATGTCTTTGCTGGGTCTAGTACTACAAGTGTTGTTGGTAATGGTTCTGACCAAAATTTGTTTCCACTTGGCTGTATTAGCAAATCACTTTGTTGGTTATCGGTAAATATATTATTACCAGCACTATCTGTGACTTTAAAATATGCTGACACCCCATATTGACCAGATGTTTTACCCATTATTATGGCGAGTGTGGTATTTTTTATTTCCAATCTATTCCTAGATGGATACGCACCCAAATCACCATTATCTTGCCAATTTTCCCAACCGGTTATTTGAACTGCATTTGTTATTTCTTTTGTTTCAAAATTAGTATTCATTTTACAATAACTTATATTTTTCGTTTTAGCAATATCTGAATTTATTTCATCCAATTTACCATTTAAATAATTACAACTATATCCATTTGTAGTGGAAGAGTTAGCCGAATTTTTATTAATGCCTATAGTTTCATCATTTAGATAGGCAGTGCCATATAGCCAAATTTCTTTATCACCAACAGCGATAGTTTCTTGACCTTTTGGTAAAGTTATAATCTCTGTGTCAGAAGAGCCCACTGTTAAGAACTTATCTTTTAAAATGACTTTAAATTGGTATTCTTCATTATAATCAAATAAATTGCCTAAAGACAAATCATTAAATCTAAATGTGCTATTTGTAATCGTTGGAGTTATACTTCCACCATCAGTCCAATCTGTTTCTCCTGACTTTCTATATTTAAAACTACCACTAAGTGTGTTTGTTACAGTATCACTAAATGAACCATTGTAGTAAGCACCATTACAATTTAGTATTGCTTCGTTTGATGTTCCTTCTGGTCTAGTTATTGATATAGTATTTATGTGTAACTTGATATAGTCAATCATGTCTAAAGTATAATCATTATATCCGGCATAATTTCTACTATCGGTAGCAGATACATTTACTTTATTTGAACCAATTGTACTAAATGGGGTTTCTTTTGTACTTGATGTTTGTCCATCATTTAATGAAACATAATATTTCTTTATGCTAGAGCTTTTTTTAGCAGTAGCATTAATAGTTACTTTAGGTTTAGAAATATATTTGATAAACTTAGTGTTACTTCCTGTGATATCTGTAACATCAGTATTAGTATCTACTATTGTTGCAGTTACACTTGGTTTACATACACTTTCTTTAGCATATAAATTAAATGAAGTACTCTGTGTATCTCCTATTTGTGTACTTCCATTGTATGTAGTACAATAAATTGTTCCAGAAGTTTCAGTACCATTTGGAATCAAAGCATATATACTATCAGCTATTGAACTAGTTTGAAATTGTACTGTTGTATTACTTGTTTTAGTGGCAATAGTACCAGTTAAAGTACCTATTTTATAAGTCAATGTATTAGTAAATGAAGAAGACTTCTTATCTATACTAATAATTGCATTATCACCAATGTATGGGCTACTACAAGCAACACCACTCGCTCTAGGTATAGTAGTAAGTGAAACAGTTCCACTAGCACTAGAATAACTAGGTGTAAAATAACTACTAGACATGCTAGCACTAACACTAACATTTTTACTTCCATCATTATTATGCTTTACTGTCTTAGAATAAGAAGCTACCTCATACCACTCACCACCATTTATATAAGTTGGATATGGTATGTTGCCACTCAAATCATAAGAAGAACCATCTATGGTTATATTTCCAGTCCAATTTCCACCGACATAACTTTGTGAACTAGCTCTACCCAAATACATTGTAACTGTTACTGGAGAAGTATTGTTTGTTATATCATAATTTCCCTCTGTAACTTCCAATTTAAATGTCCATTGGCTGTTGTTAGTACTTCCATTTATTGTTGCCATATATTACACCTCCAAGTCCTCTAAATCTTCTATTAATTCTTTTAAATGATAGATTTTTGTTACTTTTTTATTGTTCTTAGTAGACTTAACAAACTTTAAGTATCCTATTTGAGCAGTACCAGTAACAATAAGTTTATCTATACCAGAACCTTTGTTATTGAAGATAGCATTTAATTTTTCGTAGTTATATACTTTTATACCCCGGTTATCAAGCAATGAATTGTTTGCATCACTAGATGTACCTACAGATAAACCTTTAGTGCTAAAACTAAAATTCATATCAGTGATCTTGCCTTCAAGTGTTTGAATAGTACCATTTTGAGTATCTAATGTTTTTTGTACATTTTTCATAGATATATCAAAATTGTTTACTGTTTGGGTAACCTCTGATTGTTGTTCTTGCAAAGTGCCTATGCTTCTACCTTGTTCATCAACAAGTGAAGTTGTATTTGTCATAGTAGTATCTAACTTATCAACATCTTTTCTTATTTCAGTAACTGTTCCACTTAGTATAGTAAGATTTTCTCCCACCTGATTTGCTTTAGTATCATCAGTATATTTAGTAGCAATTATCCAGTCATTTTCTTCAAATGTTTCATCCTTTGATTTAGTGGTTTGGCATCTATATAATTCTTCATTTTTAATCCATAAATCTCCGCAATCATAAGGTGTTGTTGGTTCAACCACAAAAACTCTTCTCTTACTATCAGCGGTATCTTTAGCACTATTTGCTATTGCAAGAGCTTGAGTAACATCATTGTCGGTAATTTTTATCCAACTATAAACATCATTATCAAGTGAGTATCTATAGGCATAACCAGTATCTTTATCATAATAAAGATCTCCTAAGTGATTGTTTTTTTCATTATCGGTAGTCCAATATTTAGCAGGTTCATTACTATCAGTAGGAACCCCAGAATAAAACCAGGTAGTAATGTTTCCATCTACCTGGTCTTGAAGTTCTTTTAAGTTCTTTCCTGTTGCAATCACAAAGCCATTTAATTCATTTTCTACTTTATTAAGTCCATTTTTTTGCAATTCATAGTTTTCTTTTAATGTCAAAATATCATTGAGGTTATACTTTCTTTCTAAGTCTTCTGGTGTTCGTAACTTATTTATATCTCTTTTATTTATCATTTTGTATACACCCTACCATTTCTTACTTTGAATCCTAGTTCTTCTAACTCTTTGGTCTTTTCTTCAACAGATATGTTTTTAGAGTTGATAGTATTAATTATATCCTTATCATAACTAGTAAATCCGATAGTCTTTAGTATTACTTTTTTATCGTAGGAAGAACAATCAATATTATTAACATATTTAACTATTTGATTATCATATTGCTTAAAACTACTATATTCCATTTTAATAAGCATTGCCTTTTGAGAAATACTAAGGTTTAAACTATTAATATACTTAATCACTTTATTTTTTCTAGAATTAGGTACAGTCTTGCCATTTGCATAATAATCACTCTCAAATGTTTTAGAATTAAACTTTATGTATTCTTTAATTGGTATATTTGATTGTACCAAAGCATTTAAAACTTTATCACTTGAATAATAATTACCATATAAATATGCTAATTGTTCATTATTCAAATCACTATCTATCAAGAATTTAGTTATACTAGCCTTTTTGGTATCTTTATCAGTATTATCAATACTTTCTTTAAACGTATAATAATCTCCTATATCTCCTATTTCAGAATATTCATATGCTTTTTGATATGTATTAGAAAGTTCTAATCCTAATACATCTTTTTTAGCAATGTTATAAGAATAATTAACTATATCCTTAACAACATTTGCTTTATCTGAATCAGACATATTTGAATAAGATGCATTATTAATTAGTTTTTTGATATTGTCTTCTATTATTTCACCAGATATTTTTTGATATTCAACTCTATCTTTACCTGTCATCATAATTTTTTCGCCTTTTTGATTTATATAGTAAGGTGCTACTCTAGGCATAACATCTGTCTCTCCAGTTTCTTTGTACAGTCTATATATTTCCTCAGCAGATTCACTTATATTTTCTGTGCTAACATTGGCAGGATTTAAAAATACATTAAAGATATTATTCTTTCCACCATATTTTTGTATTTCTCTGCCCATAGTGTCTACTGCAGGATTTAGAGTTTTACTTACAAAAGGTATTTTTGCCTTTATGCTATTTACAGCACTTTGAATCGGTTTTCCATATTCAAACGAAGTTCTTTGAGTACCATCTACCAAATCTGCTATTTGCTTAGAAAAAGTAGGAACTGCTCTAGCAGGTAATTCTAATATTTCATTAATAATTCCGGATACAACACCATCATTATCATTAAGAACATCATTTATACTTTGCAAAAATGATTGCTCCAGCAAAATACTTCCAGCACTATCTAAGGAACCGACTATTCCTTCTAATAATGCTTTAGAATCACTACTTTTAGAATTAACTACATTAGCAGTTATTGATAATGGAGCAGCCAAAGGTTGAGCCCAATCATAAGTAAATGACTTACCACCAATTTTAATTGAATAAGAATTAATTCCTAAAGTATTTTTTAAGAAATTGGCAGTATCTTTATCATCATCGCTATCACCGCTTGTTATTCCAGCCTTTGCAAGTGCAATACCAAGTATATATAACATAGTACCAGCAGTAGCCTTTCCTAAACTTTGAACAAATTCATGTTGCATAGTGGCAGTATATTGCCCATTTGCAAGTGATCTTTTTAAATTAATACCTTTATTTATGGTACTAATCAAACCAGCAGGCGAATAATCAACGATTGCCTTTGTTAAATTAGCAGGTGTTTTAGCAAACGGTATTAACACATCACCAAGACCATAACCATTAACATTTAATTTGTTTAGTCCTTTTCTTACGCCCAAAACAAATCTGGTATAGTTATTATTATCATTCCAAGTTCTAGATAAAGCCTCTTGATGTGCTATATCTATCATTTCTTGTGTGATTTCGGTAGTATTGTTTAATACTAATTGGTTTTGTAATGAATTTTCAAAAGCCGCCTCACTAAATACTCTATCACCAACATCCATAACATAATTTAATAAAGACTCTGTTCTATTTAGAGTCCTTCCCATTAAATTCTTTTCACTAAATGATTTACCATCTGATATTTCAAATCTATTACCTTCCATATCTTTAGTGTTAATTCCTTTTTTATAGTCGTTAGTGGCCTCATAGGCTCCTTTTTTAATACCTTTAAGCATTGCTTTTATATTTGTAGTGCCGGTTGTTCTTACACCAGTTTTCTTAGCGATTAACTTATCAGCATAACTAGAAAATAAATCGCCAAAAGAATTAACTGGCATTATTAAAGCATTACCAGCAACATTTCTTACTTGAGTCTTAGGATTAAACAACATAGATATTCTCATCCAAGATCTAATTTTTGCACCTTTTTCAGGTGGTAGTTTATCGGTCATTAATTTTTGTATTTCTGCAATTTTAACTCTTTTATCATAGCCATCTTCCATATTTTGTACTTCTTGCATTGTATCCATGATAAACTTTACCTCATCAGGCTTTAAGTCAAAATCTTCCCTATATTTATCTATCCATTCTTTAGATTTATTCTTAACCATTCTGTCATAAGCTTCAGATAATTCAGATTGAGCATATTTTACCATACCTTCAGGTGTCATTCTTTCCATAATATTAAATGCCTGTACTGTTTGACCAGCAGTTGTTCCAATTTCTCTCATTTTTTTAGCAACTTCTACCATACTATCATAATCACCATTATCAGCATATTGTTTTAGTAAAATCCAGCCTTCTGCTACATCTGTAGCATTTGCATTCTTACTATCTTGTTTTACCCATCTTAATGTTTCTGAACTGCCACCATCATTTATTTTTTTGAAAGCCTTTTCCAAACTTTCTTTATTAGTTACTTTGTCATAATATCTAACATCTTCTTTTGAAAGTATTTCAGCCTTTTGCTCTACATTTAACATATTAACTTTATCTTTAATGTTTTTAGCAAAATGGCTATTGCCATCATTAACTTTATTTACATTTCCTCTTTTAGGTAATATTGGTGTAGTGTTAGCATCTTCTTTAGTTAATTTTGATATTTCATTTGGATTTAAAATCTTGCTCTTTTTAGAACTACTTTCTATATCTTCCCTAGCAGGTAACTTAATATCAGACATTTTAGTTTTTGTTCCCGATGATGGAAAGTTTTCTTTTAGATAATCATTCCATTCTTTTGTTGGAAGTGAATATCTTATATCTTTGTTAATAGTGGGACTTATATTATTTACATTTTTAATTTGTTCTGGGAACAAAGCAACATATACATTACTAGGGCCTTTAGCAGCGTCTATTGCATTATCATAATGTTTTATCACGCCATCATAGCCTAATATTTCATTAAGTAGTCTAAATCCTTCTTCCCAATCCAATGTACTTGTGTTTAAGACACCATGAATCAAATCCACATCATTATCAGAATACTCATATTGACCATCAACTGCTGCTTTTACCGCTTGATTAAATCCAACTAAATCTACATCAATATAATCAGTTAAATAATATTCATCAGTTTTTCCTATTGCTCTTATATATTTTTCAAATTGTTGTTTAGAAATAGTTTTGTTATCCAAAGACAATGGTTTAGTAATGTTAACATATAATTGCATAGGTTCTTTTCCATCTTTCGTAAAGCCTTTGGCCATATCAATATCATCTGTCAAATAAAATCCCTTGCCTAATGCTGTTCCATTTGTTCCAACATAATTATAACTAAATTGTGTAAAATCAAATGGTGTTCCATGATACACAACCTTTAAATTTCCATTTTCATCTCTAGCCTTACTATCTTTAAAATATTCTTGTTGCTCTTTTGATAATTTTCTACCTTTATTGTCGAAAGAAAAAGAACTATTATCTAGTTTTTGTGTATTATTTTTGTTTATCGGAATAGAATATTTAGTAGCAGATGATGTATTACTATTGACATTGTTGCTTGATTGTGGTATATTATTTGCAGTTGAAGTTGACTGCGGGATTTTACCCGTACTCGGCTTCTTTTTTTGTTCATATATTTTTGTAAATTCACTGCTTTTAATATTATCTTTGATATATTTATCCAAATTTGGATTGACTCTTTCATATCCATATACACTTTTCAATCTATTTACATCAATTGTTATATTGTTTACACTAGTTGATGTTTCAACTTCAATTGGAACTACAATATTATTTCCATTATTATCTTTTAATGTAGTTAAAATTAAATAATTATTACTGTTATTTCTTTTAAATATAACTCTAGGATTGTCTAAACTATCTATTGCTTTTATATACAATTCTTTTCCCAAACCATGATAATGGTCATTTTTATTAATTGAAAGGCCTAGTTTTCTAGCCTCGTTTTCTGTTAATATATTTTTTCTAATATGTGATGGATTTTCATACATTGGTAAGTCTTTAACACCATTTTGCACCAAAATATCAGGTGTATAATCTCTTAATCTAACAGGAGTTCTTTCTTTTATATTATTCAAAACCTTATCAATATTATTGATTATATCACTATTTGTATGATATTCAGTTTTCTTAAGGTTACTCTTATTACTATAGTAAGCCTCTTCCCACATTTCTTTTAAGTTTTCAACAAAATTCACATATTCATTAGCACCAGTGCCCTTAATTTTTTCTGCTAATTTCCTAATATTATTAAGTATTTTTTTAAATATATTAGGCTTCTTTTCTACTACTGACTGAATAAACTCTCTATTACCGAATAGTTCTCCGCATACATCTGCTACAATTTCGTCTGATACATCATTAGTTTTATATCTTTCTTTTAGTGATTCTAATGATTTTTCAAACTCAGGATCTTGTTTAGCATAATCAAGTATTAATTCCTTCATTTCTTTTGTTGCTATGTCATGAGTTATTTCATGAACAACCAAAAATTCAACATAATTATCAGCATTAGGATTTAATTCAATTATAGTTTTACCATTTTCTTTTGTAATTAATCCATTAACAGGTACACCTTGTTCATTAGTTATATTAGGATTGAATCTTATTATATAATTCCTATCTTTTATTATATTCTCTAGCAACTTAATAGTATTGTTCGATCTAGCAGTATTGTTTAAATACATACTTGCAGTCCTTCTTAATTCATTTATATTTGCATTAGAGCTTTTAACATATTGATAATTGCCTATTGGAATACTATAATTAACATTATTAACACTAGTCACATCTACACTTCTTAGTTTTTGAAGAGCATTTCCAATTGAAGCATATTGTTGTCTAGTTAAATCTTTAGTTGTAGTAAAACTCATATCTGGCCTTACTTCACTTACATAATTCATAGCAGTAGGCACTTTTATACCAACTTCATTTAACATTGTTTTAATGTAACTACCTTTATAACTTTCAATACTAGGATCTCCTAATTTAAATCCTTTAATATCATTTAATATTTCAGGGCTTATTTTAGCCATATCAACCTTTATATCACTAGTAGGCATATTTGTATTAGAACTACTAAAATTGTTCACAGTTGGCAAAATAGCCTTATCAGAGCTGCTAATATTACTTTGATGATTATATACTGGCAAATTAATGCCACTTTGACTTGATTTTTCTTGATTAACTATATCTTGTACTGTTGGTAAGTTTGCCTCTTCTTTTATGGAAGTACTTGTGTCAGTACCTTGGTTTTGAATAGCACTTAATCGATTCTTAAGTTCATTCAATTCTATTTCCTGTTCGCTAGTTAACTTATTTTGCTTTTTTAATGCTTCATATTCATTAATTTGTGAAGTTATTGAATTAACATAATTCTTTAAATCCACATCTCCATTTTTAATAGAGTTAAGTAAATTTTTTGTTTCTTCTTCTTCTAAGTCAATTTTATCGTTAAAATTAGTGTTTTCATCTATTTGGCTATTAGTATTAATGTCAACAATGCTGTTGAACATTTTTTTAGCTTCTTCATACGACATGTTGTTATCGTTTGCATATGCTGTTATTATACTTTTCTTTTGCTTTTCTGTAATGAAAGTATTACCACCATTGACAATTGCCGATGTTAATGATGCAGAAATGAAAGAAGTCAAACTATCATTTGAAAATATTGCATTTTTAGTATCTTTAAAAATATTACCTGTTTGTTCTTCCATTCCATAATTATAATCATTATCCACATAATGAACAATGTCATTACCAATTGCGGACAAGGCATTAGATATAACTTCCTCTGCACCTTCACCTACAGAATCTAAAACTTTTAAAGTTGCTTTACCAGCCTTTGTGCCAAAATGCTTTGATACACTTTCGCCAATTTTGCCGGTTAGTTTTGAACCCCAGCCTTCAACTTTCATTCCTGGCAGAGCATCAAAAAACTGTTCACTAATTGCTTCCGCAAAACCGCTTATAGTTGCAGTTTCAAGAGCAGTTTTATCATCTGCTCCGTTCTTATAAGCTTCACTTTTGGCATTACCAAAGGCACTAGAAAAAGAATTAAGAAAAGATGTTGCATTAGAACCAGTGCCTAGTAATTGACCGCCGAGATATGATGTTCCAGCCATTGCAGCAACATTTCCTATGCCTTGTGCTACACTGTCAACCATAGTATCTGATATTGAGTTTTTATCCAATTCCTCACTCCAACCTTTTTTAAATAAATTATCACTTTCTTTTTCATTGTTGCCAAACAAAGCACCAGTAGAATCAAACTTAGCATTTTCTTCAAGTGCATCTGCTTTTTCTTTTAACCAGTTTCTAGCATTTTTGTCCCAAATATCTAATGCTTTAACTTTAGAAAGACCTTTTGCAGCATCCGCAAGCAAGTATTGGCCTGCATCAGTTACACCTTCAACTGTATTAAGAAAGCCTTTTCCTACATTTGCTGTCAAATCTCCAGCAGTGGATAAAATAGTTGAGGTTATATCACCAAATTGATATCCATCATCAAATGCAGAAGATTTTTTAAAAAGTTTCATTGAGGGGTTGCTATTCTGTCGCTCACTTACTCCGAGTTTCTCCCTTATTGAATAATTTTTCTCATTTATCCCTAATCTGCTACGAATATTAGATGTATTATTATAGTTTGATGTTCCAAGTAATCTTTCACGAATATTACTCATACAACCACCACCTTATAAACCAAACCAAGTTAATATTTTATCGGCATCTGCTTCAGTAATAGTTTTACTCTTTAAAGCAGATGATATTTTATTTTCCAAATCAGATTCAGAAATACCATTCTTTATAGTATTAGAAGTAAATATATTTGAATTAGACCAATTGCTGGCTTTGTTGCTAGATAATGCTGGACAACTATTGAATTTACTCTTTACTACATTTGTACCGCTAGTATTTAATTCATTACTACTACCATCAGTCAAAGAATTTCCTCCACCACTATTATAACTAGCATTTATACTAGCCCATTTTTGAGCATTAGCAATCGCATCTTGTTCTCTTTGATATGCCATTTCCTTTTCCCATCTTTGTTGCTCCAATTGTTGCTGTTCTTTTTGATATGCCATATTCTCATTGTATTGTCTAATTTTCTCAGCAGTTTCATTTTCATAATTAATTTGACTTTCAACATCTTTATATCTGTTGTAATAATTATTATTAATATTGTAGTTCCAATTCAATCTATTATTTTCCTGATCTGATTTATAATTAAATCCTTCTAACGCAATATTTAATTTATCTTGCAATGCTTTCAAAGCATTTTGTGCTAGTGTTTCATCATTAGATAATTGGGCTTGTCTAATTGCATTATCAAACTCTATTCCAGCATCTTGCATACTCTTTCTTGCAGTACCAAGTCTATTTTGATAAGTATTATACATATCAACTTTCGAACTCTCAGCATAACCACTATTAGATAAACCATTATTTACAACATTTTCTCTACTAACACCATATTTATCTACTTCTTTTTGATAATCTATATAAGATGCTTTAGCCTCATTTTGATATGCTTGTTCAGACTTTTTTCTTTGTTGTTCGATTAAATCTTTCTGATATTCAAGATTTTTATTTGCTACATCTTTTTGAGTGTTCTCCCATCTATCAACCATATCTTGTTGTTCTTTAGTAAAGTTATTTCTTTCATTTATTAAATTATCATAAGTTTCATTATATTTATTTAATTCACTTTGTTTTTCATTTTCGACATCTTTGAATCTTTTGTCATCGTAATTAACATCATAAATTGCCATTTCTTATCACCTCTTTACATATCCGCCTACAAATGATTCTAAAGTATAATTACTTAAACCAAATGGTTTAGTAGAACTAAATTTCATTTGTAATCGTTTCCATTTTTTCTTTTTAATTCTATAAACTATGTATCCCTTAACATTGTCATAAGTATTAACCTCTTCAAAGTCGTTATTATCTGTTTTGACCTCTATCTTTATACTTTCACCTTTTACTTCAGCAGTACCGCCTCTTTTATTAGTTGTCTTTTGATATTCTGGGTATTTGAAATCATCATGCTTAGTAGTCCAATAAGAACTTATTTCGCCATTAGTTTTGGTTAACTTATAAATCTTATTGTTACCACATAAATAAAGCACTCCATTTTTAACTGAAGTGCAAGTAATATTGCAAGATAACTCCCAATAATACCATTCATATTCAACATTTATATTTTGATATTTTTGTCTACTATCTGCTAAATAAACTTTGTTATCTATAATTACTAAAAGATATCCTTCCCACTCTTCTAACATCATATTTTTATAATTTGATTCTTTTAGTAATTTACCATCAACCATACTAGATCTATGTGCTAGTAGTTGCTCCGAAGTAATATTTCCGCTAATTGCTTCCATACCTCTATCAGAAAAGAAAACTATATCATCATTAAAGTTAATTCCAGTAGAGACACAACCTGTTGTTATACTTGAATGTGCTGATGGATATATTTTTCCATAAGTGCTATCAACAACTGGATTATGATAAAAGACTGTAGTATTTGCTTGCGATGGCTCTTTTAACACCCATAGAGCATTATTACTAGGTATCAGTGCCTTTACCTTTGCTAAATCCATTCCCTCGTTGTAATAATCTAAATCACTAATATATCTAGGGTCTTCCAATGAACTATGAAAAATAGCATTAGGATAATCTTGATTTCCACTAAAAAATACTCTGTTATCAAATACTGCTAGCATAGTACACTTGTTAATTCTATCTCTATATCCTTGAATAGTCTTTCTGAATAATATTTCAACATTGTGTTGACCATCAGTAGTAGGTTTAGCAGGAGCAGTATTAAAAGTAATACTTCCTTCTGTAACATTTACTGTTAAGTCTTTGCCTTGAACATAAGTAAGTGTGTCTAGTCCTATAGTTACTTTGGCAGTTACAGGATAATCACTATCTATGTTTTCAGTATCTAGTTTAAACTTTGTCGTTACACCATCACCTATTCTTAGATTCTTTCTAAGCCCAGTAAGCAAATTTACATCTTGATATGTTGTTCCCTCCCCAGTAGGATCTCCTATTGTTGTAGTTGGTATAGTACCTTCTACTTCTTTTATTTCAGTTCCATTGTATTCAAGATAATTTAAACCATCTTTTATATAAAATATATTATTAAATATAAAAGCCTGACTTCTAATCAAATTCATACCACTAAATATTTCAGTACCATTATCATAAAGTTTAGTTCCTGAATGGACTATTTTATGGGTAGTATTGCCTATATCATAAAAAAAGAGACCTAATATGGTATTATTGTATTCTTCTACTAATTCCATATCAGGTCTTGTTTCTATTCCAGCACTATTATTTTTGTAATTTTTCCACATATTTAAACTATCAGGACTTCTAGATAAATTAGTATCACTATTACTGAAATCAACACCTGCAAAGTTATCTACTTTTCTAGTGACTAATGCTCCACTAGGAACACCACCAGAACTACTATAAGAACTCATAAGTATCATCTCCTTCTAGATAAATACTGCCAGTATGAAATCTTGGATCTAATCTTTGTAACATTTGTTCATATCTATTTGAATAAACTTGTCCATAACTAGCTGATATATCAGATTTAAGTAAATCACCAGCCACACCATAAGGCATTATTTCAAGTACATCTGTTGATAAATCAAAAGTAAATTCACTATCTTTTGTATCAGCAGTTATTTGTTTAGGATACTTATAATAATATATCTTAGCAACACCATCACCATAGAAATTAATAGTATTACCTATAATATCATTTTCAACTCCCCTAACAATGTTAATTTGAAATAAATCCTTTGCTATCTCAGAAAAGTCAATCTCATCACCTTTAGTTACTTCTAATTCTTCTTTAGCAGGTATTTTTTTTATTCTAGCAATTTCATTTTGAATTTGATTTATAACATCATTTATTTTATTTGCTATATCCGGATCATCGGTTAACAATGGACTTTTATCATTAATTTCTTCAATTAACCTTAGCACTTTTTTCTTCATTTCTAGTAATGTCATTATCATCACTCCTATACACATCTTTCATGGCAATCAAATCTTTTTCTATTTCATCTAATGTAGCCATTTCGTATGGTGGGATTATATAACCTTGCTGTTCATCCCAAATTAAAATCACACCAGTTGCCAATTTTTGTTTTATAGTACTTATTTCTTCTGTAGTGATTGTTTCTTCTTTTCCTAAAACTATCATTTTCATTTTTCTTTCATCATGTATTTCAGTTACAAGTTCTAAGTCTTTCAAAGTCTGATGTACTTTTTTATCTTCAGTCCATTCATCAAATGTTAAAGACTTATTAACTTTTCTTCCAAAATATTGTTTTAAGCTTGGTTTTAATGTATAATATTCAACTTTCATATTTCCTCCTACTATTGGTCGTGAGGAGTGGAATTGCACCACTCTTAACACTAGTCACACGATAAAAGAGAGATTTCTCTCTCTATTTTTTTAAAGACTTGTCTTGATACACACAATTTCTTTAGGTCTTACTAAAAGACCACCATACACATATAAACCTTTTTGAGCTGTTTCAAAGCCATCTTGAACTTCGTAGTTAACTACTTTTTCAATTTGTTCTGCAAATGCAACAGCTTTTTTAGTTCTTAAGAAATTAAGAACTTTTCCGTAACCAGTGATTTCATAATAAGAACTTATACTTGCTTTAGTTGGAGAAGTAACCTCTGTATAAACATAAGCACTTGCCTCTCCACTTCTTGTATAATAAGTTTTACCTTCAACAATATCTGTATCAGTAGTAGCAGCATATGTTGGTTCTAATTTAGGTAAAAGGTTTTCAATAGTAATTAAAGCATTACCATATTTACCTACGATACCTCTCTTAGCCATCTCAACATTGTTAGTATATAACTCTGTTAAGTTTTGTCTGATTTTACTGAAGAATCCTGGATCATTTTCTGAATATAATTCTGTGTTTTGAGGAACATTGTTTCTATATAATTTAACAAAGCCGTCTTCTAGTTTTTCAATAGCATTTGATTTAGTTGCTGATGTACCATCAATTACTTCAACAGTACCAGCAGTAACACCATCGTTAACTAATTTAGCAACATATTTGTCTCCTTCTTCAGAAAGTGCAATTGCTCCTTCTTGACAGATTGCTTCTAATGCTCCTGGAACTGTTTGTGCCTTATCAACATGATCAATTCCAACATTGAAATAATACATTTGATCCATTTCGAATTCTTTTTTAGTTACACTTGCTTTATCTCTCTTAATTGAAACTCCTGGTGTATATTTTCTTACTAAAGGTTTATCTGCATTTAAAATTATTACTTTTCTTGCATTGTGTGTATCTTTTTCATACTTGAAATCACTATGATTTCTTAATGAAGTTATAGTCTTTAGGGCTCTTTCGTACCCTTGATGCCAAATTGTTTGTCTTGCATCATCCATTCTCTATCACTCCTTTATTTCCATTTTCTTTGAGAAGCCATTACTTTTTCCCAGACACCTGGTTTTTCCCATTCCTCAGGAGTAAGTGCTTTTACTTCATCTGGAGTATAAAAGTCTTTTTCTTCTTTTGAAACAGTATTTTTCATGCTTCCTATTTTTTCAGCCTTTTGTTTAGGCTGATGTGTAGCAGTATACATTTCATATACTGTTTTAATTGGTGTTTTTGAAGTAAATTGACTAGCAAATTCTTTGAATTCAGAATTATTTAGTATTTCTTCTTTTACACCTAATTCTGCTAACTCTTTAACTTGTTTTTGATGAGTTAGTTCATCTGCAAGAGTATTAAACATAACTTTCTCTCTTGGTGTCATTTTGTCTACACCAATAGCAGCCAGTCTATTCGCTTCTTCTTGCATTTCTTCAAATCCCAAATCAATAACTTTAGAAGCTTCTGCTTTACCTAAAATCTTTTCATCTTCTTCAGAATATTTAGGTTTTGAATAAGCAGGTATATCAATTCCTTGTTCTTTATAAAACTCTCTCATTCTTTGATTAGATTCAGAGATATCTTTAGTTCCAAGGCCTGCCTTTAATATACTGTCAGTTTCTTCATATTTGGCTAATTTATCAGAATATTGCTTTTCCATCTTTCTTTTTTCTCTTTCGATTTTCTTCGGAAGTATGTCGTTTACTCTATCATTAACCATCTTTTCTATTTCTTCTGCAGTATAATTTTTAACTTCTTTTTTTTCTTCCTCTTGAGAAGTGGTATCAGTTAATTCTATACCTTCCTCATTTTCTTCTACTGATTGAGCTTCAGTATTTTCAGCTACATTTGTAGCAGGTGTTTGAACATCATATTCTTCGTTCATTTTCTTTCCTCCTATTTTTTTAAGTGTTTGACTTCACTATTCCATCTTCTTTTAAAGTCTTACAATGCTTGGACTATTTTTTTACTCAACTACATACCAATCTTCTTCTAATAAATCAGATTGACTAGCCAACCACATTTGATGAGTGCCATCAGCACATCTCATTTGTAAATATGGTCTACATTTAAATAAAGTTCCTTCTTGATATCCAAATGCTTCTGCAGTTTGTTTATTGCAAGGTATACCTTCTGGATAGCCTTTTTGTCTAACAACAAACATTCCTTTTCCATTCCAGTTCTTTCTTGCGACTTTTTTACCTTCCTTCAACTTTTCTAATGCTTCACTAAATGTCATATTTCCTCCATATAAAAAGCAATAACTATCTAGTAGCCATTGCTTGATTAATTAATCGATTTCCATATTGCCCTATACCTGTTATATCTTGCTGATTAGCAATAAAGTTATTGGCTTGCATTTTTAATTGCTGAGCCTGTGTTTGAATATCTGCTATTCTTTGCTGAGATTCTTTCATTTTCTTTATTGCTTCTTCTAACTTAGATTTAGGCATCGAACTGTCATCATCTAGTAGACTTACATATACTTCTAGTTCTGCTAGTTTTTCAGCAGTAAAGTATCCTGCCTTTAACATATTTTCTAACGATAACTCTTGTGCATATTTATCATAAGGACTCTTAGGTGTAATGTCTATCTTTACATTTGCTTGTAATTCTTGTAATACACTATAAGGCACCTTAACCGGTCTAGAACTTACTTCCCCAGTAGTTGGATTAGATTCTTCATAGTCTATTACTAAACCATCTGTAGCATATGTTTTCCACATATCTAACCATATTCTTGCCAATCCTTCTAAAGTTGCTTTTAGTGATATTGTTTGTTCGGTTACAGGCATTTGCGATGCTCTTTGAACTGCAAGTATTGCTTTGCCACTTGCACTTTCTGGATTAACATCACCAGTAGCAATATCTCCAGCACCTGCTAATTCTCTAGTAGTAGATATTAATTCATTCATTACCTTTTCGACATCTGCACTCATCTGTGCTGGTTGAAGAACTCCAATTGCTTTTTTAATATCATCTACAGTTTGGCCATTAACTTTAATAGTACCTCCGACTTTGTCTATTGCATTAGGGTTTTGAACTTTAGATACATCAACAATCTTTTGTGGATAAGCAGTAGTTTTGGCAGATATTAATCTTCTCATTATGGTTTTGTTAATCTCTAACTGATTAGGTATTAAATATCTAACCTCACCTTCTCCCCTAGCATATCCCTCTTTTTCTTCCCAAAGCATATGCTCTAACGGATAAAGGGTTAGTCCAGTGTTCTTGTCTTCTTTAATATCACAATATCTTGTTGCTTGACTAAAATGGACTGTACCATTTTCTTTATATAGCTTAGTGATGATAGTCACCATATCATCTTTTTCTTCCCTAGAATCTTCTCCAGCCTCTTCAAAAGTATCATTATCACCAACTATATACTTTAATTTATCCTCTGACACTCCTGATAACCTAGCCATTTCAATAGTATTAATAACAGGTTTTCTATGTTTGATTAAAATATGTGGTTGGTTTTGTATATCTGAATCATTTTCATTGCCATAATACACATCGTTTTTTGACAATATTTCAACTATTGGCAAATTTGTTTCTTCATCATAATCTACATAAATAGGGCATTCATCATTAATAGCAGAATGTTTACTTATGGCTCTAGTCTTATAGTCCATATTGTTTTTTTCCCATGTTTTAGCAGCTAATTTATTAAGAAGTTCGCAAGTTTTATTTGCCACTTCTTTAAACTCTTTATTCTCAAAGTTTTCTGCACTATATACAGCCATAAACTCATTCTCGTTTATAACACATATTTTATATTTAACTATAGGTTTAATTATGTTTAACTGAATAGGCTCTATTCCACTAATCTTTAATCCAGCCCACTGATTGCCATTGTACATTCTATAATTCTTATCAGTATCTGAATATAGATTCTTTAGTCGATTATAGTTTCTACCTTTTTCATATAATTCCCATATATCAGTCTCTTTTAATTCATTTAAATCCATCTTGACACCTCCTAACTAGGTATATCCTTCTGCCCTAGTCCTGTTCCATCATAGTTATCTATATTAGCCATCATAGTATCATAGGCATCTTGTTTCTTCTTTTGTTCAAAAGTTTCTATTTCATTTCTAACTATCTTAACAGGATTAATTTCTGGTATTTTTATTTCTTCGTTGTTCTTTAACTTTTGACCATTTTTAAGCCCTAAAGTATAAGCTAAAATTATAAAAATACCAAATAAAAAAAGTAATGCTATTGTTTCCATTACTTATCACCTTTTTTTGTTTTCTTTTTAGGTTTAGTTTCTTCTAATACTTCCTCTATCGTTTCAGTTATTATCTTATTAGTTTCTTCCTCTCCAATTAATTCATTGCAAGTTTCTCTTAACTTTCTTAACATTTTCTTTTTCATTATACGATCACTATCTCCTCTCCATAATCAGCCTCTAGTGGCTCTTCTGACTTGAAATTGAATGCTTGGCTTACTTCTATCGGCTCAACATCAAATATTACTTGTGTCCTTGAATAATAGGCTATAGCAAGCCCCATAACCAAATCATCATGGGCTCCTTGTTGTGCTTCTGGCCTTCCCTTTTCATTTCTGACAAAAGTTAGCATCTCTTCAAGTGTTAATTTATCATTTATTAGTTCAACAGATTCACGAACTATTTTAACTAGTTCTGCTATTATAACAGGTCTTGTTAATGAAGTGGTCTTGAATCCATAAGACTTGTCCATTATACCTGTATATCTATCTTCTTTCTCCCTTACGAACATATTAGGATAACCTAACCTTACTAGTTCTTTATTAGGAAAACTACTAAAGTTACTTTCAATACACATAAGAGCAGGTGTTACTACACCAGTTTTTAAGTTTTTATTAGCATAATACCAACCTAAACAATACATTTGCCTTACATATAGATCCTCATCCATTTGATGTCTTAGCCTTGCAATTTGCTTGCCAGTCTTTGCATTAAGTACATGCCCAGTAAACCAGTCAGAGCCATCACCAGCGGTATCACCACCTATGCAATATTTGTATAGGTTAGGCAATTCATATAGTTCTATATAACCATTTTCATCATTTACCCATTTTGCATCAGTAATCTTCTTTCCAGCAGGCATTGTATCATCATATTTATATTCAAAATAACCAGTCTTGATAGGTCTAGTTATTTCTTGCAATCTTCTGCTTACTGCTCTCGCATCAAATACAGTCTTTCCTAGAACACCCCATTGACCTAAGCAGTACACATTATAATAATACTCATCAGTATACTTATAACTTTCTAGTAACTTCTTATAATCTTCATCTAAGAACTTATTATCCTTATATGTTGTATGTACTATAGTTAAATTATTTCTTGGTACATCAAAGAACTTCTTTTTTAACCAATGATTAATATCAATCGGATTAAAAGATATAACTATTTGCTTTTTAGTTCCTTTACCTCTTAATCTAACATCCAATTGATTAAAATCACTTTCTAGTATTTCAGAAGCTTCTTCTATCCATATATCAGTAAGTTCACCTTTGCTAAAAGTAACTGATTTTAACTTTTCAACATCATCTAGTCCGCTGAATATTATCTCATTACCATTAAGTAAACACTTTATTCTTAGATCACTTTCATTTATTTTAAAGTGCATACCTAAATGCCATTTATTAATAACTTGCTTGAACAAAGCAAATGTACTATCTCTATTACTCTTACCAGTAGCACGAACTGTTAATAAGTTCATTAATTTTGAATTAAGTATTTTATATATGTATCTTTCAACAATAAAGAAGGACTTACCACTACCAGCACCACCATAAAATATCAAATATCTGCTTATGTTATCTAAATAAGGTATATATACATCATTAAATACTTTTTTCGATATTTTTATGTTTACTTCCATTACTCATCAGTCAATTCTATATTTATAGTTACTCTCTCGTTGCTCGTTGGATCACCTTGAGCCAAAGCTCTCTTGTCATACATAGTTCCTATGGCTGTGGTAATTTCACTTAATCCATTTATTTGAAGTTTGTTTATTCTTTTAATCAAAGCTTTCTTTTCGCTAGTATTAAATTCTTCATTTTCCATACTCAATGCTTCTTCTAATATTTCTTCTAATTCTTCTTGCTTTTCTAAAGCAGTATCTAATCTTTTTTCAAGTAAATTAGTTGCTTTATCAATAATTTGATTTGCCTTTTCTACGAACTCATCTCTTTTTTTATCGCATAGTATAGCAAAATCTTCATTATCTTTGTTATTTGCTATTACCTTCCTAACAGTTGATTCTGGAACATTCAAGTTTCTTCCTGTCTCACTATAATTTCTTGTAACAGCATAACTAAGCATTATTTTGTATATCATTTCATTATTAAGCTTTTTACCTTTAGCCATCTTCATCACTTCCTATTTTTATACAAGTTTGCCTTCTTGTTTTTCTTTTTACCCCTTTTTGGTGTTTCTTCTTTACAAAACAAATAATCACTACAAGTTTTGCAAGTATTATTCTTCATACACTTTTTATAGTTCATACTAATCAACCCTTTTTTACATAATAAAAAGACACTTTAAGTGTCCATATTCTGATTACATACGAAGAAAATAGTTATTAATACAAGGGGGTTGTATATACAAATAAATTAAAGGAGTTTGTATGTAATCTCGTATTAGTAAGTACTATAGAATAGATATAAACGAATTTGAATTAAATATCACTTGCAATTAATAATTAATCCTGTAAAAGTATTCTCACAGCATAGTCATTATAAAATGGTTCTTTTACTTACCAAGTAATGCCAACGTTATCTATGCTTCATATTTATATATCTATTCTATACTACCTACTAATAGGTAGTGTACCAGGGGTTAGTTATATGTGTGACTTTATATATTATCACAATAACATCATAAACCTAGATTTGTCCGATTTTGTCCGAACTTTCATTTTTATATAATTTTTTCTTCATTTCTGAAATATAATCATATACTTGTGTTTTACTATAACCAACTAATTTATGAAACTTATACACAGACTTATGCTCTATCCATCTATAAATGTATATTTTGTCATATACATCCCCCTCTTCTTTCATTTTGATTAACTTCTTCTTAAGCTCATAATTTAGCATATCGCGTGTATTTCTACTTTGGTTAATCAATTTATCTACTTCATCTATTTCGCTTGTGTAGTTAATTAAATTAGTGTCTGGTGAAGTATTTATAGTTACCATAACCTCTTTAGGCTTAACCGCCCCTGGCATTACAGATAATATTAATTCACTTTTCTTTTCTAATGCTTCGTTATAGTTCCTCTCTGCTTTTTTGAATTGCTTTAACAGCTCATTGTATTCTATATACATTTACTTCCCCTTTCTATAACCTTATTTCCCCCTGATATTGCTAATCATTTCTAATCATATTTCTTTTTAATAAACATACTGCTTTTTTTAATTCACAACTATGAGTTAGTCGTTTACAATATTTTTCACTAGTTTCTACTATTCCTACTATTTTTACTAGAGCATAATCATCTAAATTTTCTACTATTGCATAATCTCCTACAGATGGTTTTAATTGCATATGGGATATATCCCAGTAAAAAATAGCACCATTGCTTAATTTTCCTAATATTAACTTCATTATTTACCTCCTATTATTTCTTTGTATTTATTTAAAATACCACAACAAGCACCACTATTTATTGGGTCTCCTACCATATCGAATTGTTTTTCTTTTTCTTTTAAATATCTTATAAACTCTTTTTGTTGATTTAACAATATGGTTTCTCTATCTTGAACTTCTTTTCTGTGTCCACTTGCTATATCTCTACATAAGGTCATATCTTCAAGTTGTTCTTCTAATTCATAAATTTTTTTATTCAACTCAAAGCATTTATTTTTGTATTTAATACTTCTTTCCTGTACTTTTCTTAAGCCTTTGTTTACTGCTCTCACTTTCTCTTTTAATTTTTGATTTTCTTCTAATAATTTAGTATTCCTATGTGTCATATCATCTATAAAATGTCTTATTTCTGAAAATATTTCTTTATTCATTCTTTCTCCTCCAATTCTTCATCTATATCTTTTATTTGTTTAGCAAAATATTCAGTATAAAAACTATCTTTAAATTGTTTAGCAAGTTTATATCTTTCTAAAAAAGATTGTCTTATCTTTAATAGTTCTCTTCTTCTATGTGCTTCCATTATTTTTCCTCTAATTTTTGCATATGGTTTATAATAATATTGCATACTATTACTTCTGCTTGTGTAAATGTTTTACCATATCTTTTACCATATGACTTTTCAAATTCATTTAATTTGGTTTTTCTTATATATTCTTTTAATTTATCCCAGTTATCTTTTAAAGTTTGATTTTCATCTTGTAATTCAAAAATCATATCTTCATATGTTTTCTTATCACCCTCTAAAGAAAATACACCATTTTTCATATATAATTTCTTTTTTTGGTAGTATTTTAGTAATTCTTGTTTGCATTCTTCAGATATTGTATTTGACTCTTTTATTGCATTTTCTATTAATGCTTCTTTTTCTCCAGCAGTCATTATCTACTTCTTCCTTTCATTCTTTCTTCTTGATATATCTCTAGTACCCACTTCAAGTTAAGTAATGCACTCTTTACTGCTTCACTTGCTGGTAAACTTAATAAATAATTTATTTTTAATGATATCTTTTGTTCAAAATTCAAGCCCTCATAATTTATATTTATATCTTTCATTATTCCTCCTACTTTTCTGGCATTTTATAAACTATAACATTTATGTCATTATTTAATTCTGCCGTTTTTAACAATTTTTGTATTTCATCTAATACTTCTAATGCTCTTTCTTTTGTTTCATATCTTCCTAGTTCTCCACTTGGTCTATAATAAGTGCCAGGGACTTCTTTACCTTTTTCTACATAATAACAAATATAATTTCCAACACTGACATATAAATTATCAACTTTAACAATACTACTTTTATCTTGACTTCTAATCCATAATTCCATTACTTTTCTCCTTTTAATTTATTTACTTCATCAATTAATTCATTGATTCTGTCTTCATGTATTCTTTGATTTTCAATTATTTCTTCTAATGTTTCTCTTAATACTTTCATATCGTATATTGCATTTGGAACAGAATAATTTAAGTTGATTTTGTTTAACTTCGTATCTTCTTCTATTATTTCTACTTTTTCAGTTAAACAATCAATTATTCTAAAATCAGATAATTTTATCTTATCGCCCTCATAATCTCCCCATTCGGCAGTTTCTACAAAAGTCATCCTTTCATTAAATAATTTAATTGTTTTTGGTGCTTTCCTTTCTAACATTAATTTTAACAATTCATAAAGTGTTATTTTCATACTTATTCTCCTTTAATTCCTTTAATTTATCTAAAACTTCTTTGTAATAACCAATTTCATATTTTAAACTTATCATTGTTTGGTTATTTAACCATTTTTCTAATTCATTAATTACATTATTTAATTTATTTATTTCTTCAAGTTGTTTCTTTAATTCTTGATTTTCATAGAATATTTTAAATGGGTTAAATGTCTCTCTTAAAATACAATAATCTTCAAAATCATCATATTCATTTGTATTAAAACAGATATTTGGATTTCTGTATTCTTCTATTTGAACATATTTATTATCAACTATTTTTACTAATCTACTCATCACTATCATTTCCTTCTATTTCTTCCAAAATCATACCTTTCTCTAATAATTTTTTTATAGTTGGTATATTGACACTTTCATTACCATTTATAATCGGATAATAAGCTATTAATGAATTATTATCTCCACTTCTTTTATGTGTTAGTGGCAATGTTATTTCTATAATATCCCCATTTTTTATATTCTCAAAGGCTTTTGCTTTTGTTTTTGGTATATAAATTACCTTATATTTATTTTTTAATATTAATTCCTTATTCATTCCTCCACTCCTTTATTATCATAATTAATCCTATAATTGCTCCTATACCAATAACCCCCAATATAATTAATGGTATATATAAAATCATTTAATACTCCTATAAAATTTTAAACTATGAATTATTATTAAAATTATTATTAATAATGTTGCTATCCATAAAGGGCTAAGTACCCATAACCAACTCCAACTTATTACTTTTAATAATTTTAATACTATAAATACTATTGTTAATAATCCAACAAATCCAATTCCACCATTACTATTTTTCACTATTTATCACCTACTATCTTTTTATATCTTTTTATACAACCTCTAATTCCAACATTATCACTAAATCCAGTGCTTGGAATATATAGTTTTCCTGTATAACTCCAAAAACTCATAATTACTTTTTTACCACAATATAAATTGAAATGTCCTATAGTTTCATTGCATAACTTATAAGAAATATTATTTTCCTTAAATTGTTTTTTAGCATATTCTAATCTATCATTAAAACAATTTTCTCTTTTTTCTTGTGCTTGTTGTTTTAATATTGGACTTACATCTCTCCAATAATCTGCTAATGTATCATTATCCATTTATTCTTCCTCCTTACCACTTATAATTCCACATCAAGTAAAACATATAGATACTTGCTATTGTCATTATTAAGAAAAACATAGTTATTAGGAATATACATATATTCTCACATCTTGCTTTTCTTTTCACTTGTCTATATTGTATTTCTTCTTTAGTTAATCTTTTTTTAGGTATTCTTTTTTTAATTTGTGGAAACTTTTTTTGTAATTTTTTTATTTCCTTTTCGGTTAATTCATTTGGTTTCATTTTCTTCTACCTCTCTATTCAATAATTTTTCTTTTTCAAGTATTAACATATCACTTATAAATTGTAATTCTTGAATTACCTCTTTTGGAGCATTTTTCTTTTTATAAGTTTCTATTCTTTGTGGTAATGACTTTTCTAATGATGTAAGTGTAGCTTCTCTTTTTCTTAATGAAAAGATTTCTAAATCTTGTTTTGCTACTTTTTTTACTAGTTCTCTATTTTCTAATTCTTTTAGATTACAATTTCTTTTAAGTCTTTCTATTTCTTTTTTATCTCCAGCCAATTGCTGTACTGTCTCTATATCTAATATCTCACCTTTCATTTTCTTTTACCCCTTTCTTCATACAATAAACTATTTAATTGCTCCATAGTCTGCTTTAAATCTAAAAGCTGAGGAGAGGTTTTGATCGTCTTTCCTTGCTTCAATATACTTAAATACTTTAATACTTTCTCATATATTACTTCTCTATTCATCTCTCCCACTCCTCTACTAATCTCTCTAATTCAATATCATCTTTAGTTTTTATTCCTAAATTTTTAGCTTCTTGTACTACACCATTTAAGAGAATACTCATTTCTTTGGTGTCATACTCACTACTACCTTTGTAAATTTTATAATGGTTAAACTCTTTACCATTTAAGATGCTAGTTCCAGCCAATTTATAATATTTAAAGTAGCCTTTAACATCTATCTCAGATAATATACTTACCATTTCAGATTGACCATAATCTATTAACATCTGAAGATATACTTCTTCTTTAGACTTGTTAAGTATATTGCCTATTTCAGTTACTAATTTCCAAAGGTAAGCATTTGCATTTAAGCTTCTCTTTTCTCTATGCTTATCTATCTTTACATCGTAGACAGTATCTTTATCTAATCTAAATATTAGTTGTAAGAACTTTTCTATCTTTCCAGTATCATCTATCATAAAAGGTCTCTTTCGTAATTTTATTCGTTAGTGTTTTCGGGTTTTTTAATTAAAATTTTGCATTTTAATTTTATTTCTTCTTCTAGGTCTTTATTTGCCAGATTGAAATTATGTTCTTTGGCAATCGATTTAATCAAAACTTGACAAACTGCTAAAAATTCTATACCAAGAATAAAACCTCTAACAATCTCTGAACTAATAAAAATATTAACAAATGCTAAACCAGCTGCTAGCCATAATATTACTGATGTAATAGTAGTAATTGATTTTTCAACATTATATTTTCTATTTTTCTTTGCAAATTTAAGCAATTCTTTTTCAGAATTATCCTCCGAGTTCATTATTTCGGTATTCTCATTACTAAAATAGATTTCTAAGTCATTATATTTTCTAAATAGTTTCCAATTTCCGTGGTTATCAACATACAAATGGAACCTCTCTCCTAATAGTTTTCTTATTTTCTTTTCTTTTTTTAATTTCATTTTTAAAACCTCCTAAAATGGTAAATCATCATCATTAATTTGCACTTCGTTTCCAAAGTTAGCAAATGGATCGTTTGCTGTAGGCATACTATCAATTTGCTCAGTAGTTATTGAGCCAGGTTTTACTGGTGGCTCTTCTAGATTGTTTACACTATCGTTACTGCCTTTGCTATCAAGGAAAGTAACATTCGATACAAATATTTCAGTAACATAAATCTTTTTACCATCTTTATCATCATAATTTCTTGTTTGAATTCTTCCCTCTACTGCTACTTGATTACCTTTCTTTTGATATTTAGAAAGATTCTCCGCTAGCTTGTCCCATACTACACAATTAATAAAATCTGCCTTTCTTTCACCATCTTCATTTGTATATGGTCTATTTACTGCTATAGTAAATTGACATACTTCTCTTTTTGTATTTTCTGTCATTTTAAGTTCAGGATCTCTTGTTAATCTTCCGACTAATATTGCCTTATTCATAGTATGTTTCCTCCAATTTTTCTCTTAAATTTTCTATTTCACAAAGTAAATCATCAATTATGCATTCTATATTTTCAATAGAAATAACACCATCAACAGATTCATAATTAGTGAGTGTTATTTCCTCTATCTTATCTATCTTTTCCTGTCCTAATTTCATTCTTATTCCTTTCCTTATGCTCGTGCATAAATACATATTCTGAATTATTTCCCATATTATTCATTAACCATTCAGATGTATATTCTTTTGATAAATGAGTATTAATAACTCTACTTTCATATATTTCATTTACTGCTCTACTATGTAATTCTTCCTTATTTTCATAATTACCTTCAACTAGGTACAAATCATAGTTTTTTGCAGTAATACCTTCTAATGTTTTAGTATCAGTCATATAAATTATTTTTTTATTACTGATAAATACTCTGTATCCACAATTAGGTACATCGTGATATAACTTAATTGGTATTATTTCTAATATTCCATAATTATATTTCTTTCCAATTTCTACCACATCAATATTTTTTTTATTCACTCCACATTTAACTAAATCTTCTACTAACCACTTACAACATACAAATCTTAATGTTGGTCTTTCTATTGCTAATTTAGATATAGTTTTTTTATTAAAGTGATCTTGATGAATGTGAGTGAGAAGGACTATTTTAAGTTGCTTATAACATTCATTTAACTTTTTAAAAGACACTCCGCAATCAATTAAAATAATACCTTCTAACACTGTAGCATTTCCATCCGAACCAGTATTAATAATCTTATAGTTCATTCATATCTACTTCTTCGGCTGATACTTCTTCATATTCAGCATCAACCGCCTCTTCTTGATTAATTATCGGTTCTTCTTTTATTTCAGGTAAATCAACATTCATTTCTTCTGCTTCATACATACCTGCTAAATCTTCTACAAAAGCTTCTCTTAATGCTCTTACTTTGGCTACTTTTTCAATCATAGTAGCAGGTTGCTTAGTCCAATTTGCATTAGGAGTACCATCACTCTTTTTTTGGATAACTTCCTCTAAAGCAACACTACAATAAATTGAATTTTTCCAATCTTTTCTGAACACTTCAGCCCAACCACCAACTAATATTTCATTAGGTAGTTTAAATGTTCCTTTTCTTTCTTTTTCTTCACCAGATTCAGTTAGTATAATTATTCCTGACTTCATACCATCGTATTGGTCATTAAGAACTGCTCTTTTTAAAATTGCATCTTTACCTACCACGATACTAGCTGGTTGCTTATTAGAATATTTAATTAAATAAGCTTCTCTTAAAAATGGATTTAATTTTCTTACTTTGCAAAGTTCAGTAAACATTTTAAACTCTGGTAAAGTTATTTTTGCATCCGTACCTACTATGTATTGTTGTACTATTGTAGGTGTAAGTTTTATTTCTTGTCCTTCTACTTCGTATTTTACGACTATTTCATTATTTGAATTGTTCATACTCTATACCTCTTTCCCTCATTACATTAACTAAAAATGATAGGTTTTCTCTTGTTGAAGTTGCTTTAAATTTTATAGTATATAACTTTTCTTCCTCATTTGGTGCTGATAGTTCTTTTTCTACCTTTTCAATAACTTTTTCTTCTTGCTTTTGTTTCTCTTGTACTATTTCGTAATCTTTTTGTACTTGATTTAATATTACATGTCTATCATTTACTTCTTTAATAGCCAAAGACAAGTTTTTATTTTTTAGATATTCAACAAGTATTTCACTATTATGTTCCATAGTGTTTATTGTTTCAATGTCTCTTTCGACATTGTCTACTTTTTCAATAATTGCATCTTTGTATTTTTTTACCAATGCTCCTTTATCAGTTAAACCATCTAAACCAATTTGTAAGTTAAGTTCTTCAAATGATAAGTAATTATCTTTGATAACTGTCTTGGAAGCTTTATATTCGTTAAAATAATCAATTGCTAATTTTTTAGCCTTTTCTTTTAAACTATCCTCCACTTCATCAATTTTAGTCTTTAATGTTAAATCTGCTTGTTGATATTTTGACTTTATTTCTGCCTCATAAGTTTTATTAAATAAATCATAAGGTGCATTGATTTTTTCTTTTATGTCTTTTCTTTGTCTTTCAAAATCTTTAAGTTCTGCCCCTAATTTAGTTCTTAGTTCTTTGATAGACTTTCTTGTCTCTTCACTGCAGACTAATGAATTTAAGTTTAGATCTTCAAGTCTTTTATCTAATTCTGCTCCAACTTCTTTAATTTTTTCAGTTATTTTTGGTAATTGTTCTACTACTGCTATTTGCATTTCTTCTTTCATTCTTTCTACCTCACTTTACTTTTTTTACTAATCAACTATTATTTGACTATCGTTTTCTTCATCATAATCTTTTGGTCTTGATGATAAAAAACTTATTTTTTCTGCTACTACTTGTAAATCATTTCCAGATAATCTTGCTAGTCTGCCTTTAACACCAATTACATCACCTTGCTTACAATATTCAACAGTACTTTCTGCTACTTGTCCAACTAAATTAACTGGAATAAAATCTGTTTCATATTCTCCAACATCATTTTTAAAGTTTCTTGATACTGCTAAGACTATTGTTGTAGTCTTTCTACCGTTCTCTGTTTCTTCTAATACAGGTCTTTTAACTAAACGACCTACTAAAACTAAATTATTCATTTTATCATACCTCTCTTCTTTATTGAAAATCTTTTAATAATTCTTCAAGCATTATTTTATCTTCTGGATCGAGTTCAACTTTTTTAACTTCTATTTCAAGCCATCTAGGTCTTTTCAATTCTTTTATCTCTGCTAATGTTGGCATAAACTTTTTAGTCTTAATAGCTTCTATAACCATATTTTCGTATTCATCAGCAGAACAATCTTTTAATTCTTCATACCACAAGTTGAATATTCTGATATCCATTTTTTTGTTGTAATTTTCTTCTAACATTTCTGTTATTTTTCTAAAATCTCTTTTATTCATTTTCCCATTTCTCTCTTTCATCAGTTTTTAATTCTTTTTTATTCTTAAACTTTTCGTTTGCTTTTTTCGCCTGCTCTAGTGTTGTTATTTTTTTTCTTTGCCAATCTTCAAGTATTCGGTCTATGTATTTAACCGAACAAGCATTATTACAAACTGCTATCTGTGTAGCATAAACAATCAGTTCCTCTGAAATGTTATTGTCTACCCAAGATTTAATTACATCACATTCTAATGGTGCTATAGTTCTTCCGAAGTTTTTTTCTATTGTAGAAAATATATTACTAAATATTAATTCTTCTTTATTATCTAGTACTATTATCTAAATTATTTATATTAATATTATTATTTATATTAAGATCAGAATCAGAAACAGATACAGATACAGATGTATACCTAGGGTATGGATACCCTATCGATACCCTATACCTTTCTAATATTTTTTCTAATTCTTTTCTTAATTTTTCACTCTTAATATATTGAGTTAAACTTTCTACTTTTTTTAATAATTTTTCACTTTTAGTCCAATTATATTTGTGCCAATTTTTTATAAGTATCTCTTTCGTTTCCTCCGCATAGAGTATTACTTTATGAACCTGTTCCATCCTAGTCAGTAGTTCCTCTACCTCACTTTTGTCTAGTCCAAGTTCATTTGACATCTGTCTAATTGAAACTTCATAGCAACCAATCAGATTTGTATGAGGATTAGTTAATAAATATAATAGAAAATACTTATCTTTATAAGTAAAGTTATCTACTATTTTGTTGTCTTCCCAAAATGATAATGATACATTGCGATATATTGCCATTTAATCCTCCTTTACTCAAATCTCAAAACCCCAAATTGACAAAAACCATACTTTTTGCTATAATTATGTATGTAAAAAGTTAATTTAAACTTTTTATTTTGTAGTTTATTTATCTGCTAGTTGTGTTACCAAACTATTGCTAGCAGATACTTTTTTGTCTTGAATAGTGTTGTTTGTGATTATTGCTAATGTACCAACTACAAGTACTAAGTAAAATATCAATGCACCACTATTCTTTTTTATAAATATTTTCATTTACATCACCGCCTTTCTCATTTTGCTTGCCTCTCTTCTAATTAAGGCAACATCTATATTCAACTTCTCTACTACTTTTCTAGTAGGAACTAATATAGGTCTAGTTTTAAAATAAAATTCATTATTTTTATCCATTTCGTCACAGATTGATTTTCTAAAATTATTTATCGCATTAGTTCCTAGTGGTAATATAATTTTTAAATCTTCTGTGCTTAGCCAAGGTTTATTTAATACTTGTTCCTGTTCTATATAATTACTAACAGGTCTTTTTTTACTTTTTCCCATTTTATTTTTCCTTTCTCGTGCTAGATTTTATAGATATTCCAGTATCTATTTTTTTGGTTTAGTTTTCTAAACTTTTAACTTTAAAAAAAACATTTCCTATTTCCTCATGTGAAATATCTAGCAATTCTGATATTCTTTTGATATTTCTTATAGAAAAATCAGTTCTGTTATTTAACTTGTTATTTAAAGCACTTCTACTCATTGGTATAGCACTTGCAAAATTTTCTTGCGTATCGTAAAATTGCTTTATTTTACCTTCTAACAAACTATAATCAAATATTATTCTCTTTTCCAAAATAACACCTCCATTTTTAGTTTAGTTTTCTAAACTCAATTAAATGATAACACACAAATAAATATCTGTCAACACTTTTTGTTTAGAAAATTAAACTTTTTTACTTGATAATCTGTTTTTTTTATGCTATTATATATACAGATAACTATTAAAAGGAGGGCATATATGGAAAATTTAGTTGGAAAAAAAATAAAAGAAGCAATGGCAGTTAGGGGAATGAAACAATCTGACATTGTTAAAGCCACTGGTATTAATAAAGGAGCATTAAGTTCATATATCAATGGAAGTTACCTACCAAAACAAAACAATCTTTTTAAAATTGCTACTGCATTGAAAGTCACTCCAGCTTGGTTGATGGGATATGACTCACCAATGGATAGTGAAGAATTAATTAATATTTTAAAATCAAAAGAAAATGACTATCTAGTATTTACCAAAGAGCAATATCTAAAAAAAGAGAATGGCTTATTTGCAGCAAATGCAAATCTTGGCTTTTTAAACAAGCTGTTGAAAGAAAATTATATTTCTAAAGAAGTTTGGTTTAATGAAAGAAAAAAAATATTAGATAACCTTCTGAATAGTGATTTAATTTCTGAAGAAGAATACAACGAGAAAATAAAAGATAATAATTGATAATCGAAAATATATTAACTTAAGTATTTTTACATAAGATGTTAGGAGGATATATGAATAACAAAATTGATAAAATAATTATAGGAATAATTATAGCATTATTTATTGTTTATCTTTATAATGCTGAAAAAGAAAATAATGAAAATATGTATAAAATCGAGCCAAAAGCCTATAATGTATGTGGAAAACAAATATATATAACTGATTTTACTTATGACAACAATTTAGATAGCGAAGCATTATTTGATGAAATAGAATATATATGCAAAAATCAAAAATAAAAAGACTAGAACTGCTGGAACAGTCTAGCCAAAACACATAAAATAATCAAAATCTAGCACGATCAGGATTTTTCTATGCAATACAATTATAGCATAGAAACAATTCTATTTCAATAATAAAATGAAAGGAAAGTGGTTTTTATGCCAGTATATAAATCAAAAACAGAAAAAACGAAAGATAATAGGATATGGTACTTTAAATGCAATTATAAAGATATCTATGGAAATATAAAGCCAAAGAAAAGTAAAAAGTTTTCTACTAAAGAAGAAGCAATTAAGGAAGAAGCAAAATTTTTACTATCAGTCGGAGGGGAAAGTAAGAACAATAAAATAACATTTAACAATGTTTATGAAGAATATATGTTAAAATTAAGCAACGAAGTAAGACCACAAACATTAAAGAAAGATAAAAATTATTATAAGCATATAGGACCATACTTAGGAAAAATTGTAATTGATAAACTAACATTAGAGCAAGCAAAAAAATGGCAATATGAAATGAATAAAAAAGAACTTAAATGTTCATATAAAAATAAAATATTTGATTTTATTAAAACCCTAATCAAATATGCAAATACCTACTATAATGTTAATAGTAATGTATTAAATTTACTTGGAAAATTTAAAGATATAAATGAAAAAAAAGAAGAAATGTTGTTTTTTACCAAAGATGAATACAAAAAATTTAGTTCTGTTATAGATGAACTTTTATGGACAACTGTATTTAATACATTATTCTATTGTGGAATAAGACAAGGAGAATTGCAAGCTCTAACTTGGAATGATATTGATTTTAAAAAAAATACAATTAATATTAATAAAACATTAACAACAAAACTAAAAGGAGAAAAATATACTATATTTCCTCCCAAAACAAAATCAAGTTATAGAACTATTCCAATAGTAAAAGAATTAAAGCAGAATCTAATTGAATTATATAATACATATTCTGTTTTAGATGGTTTTAATAAAAATTGGTTTGTTTTTGGTGGTATCAAGCCATTATCAGAAACAACAATTCAAAATCGAAAAAATAAATATTGCGAATTAGCAAAAGTAAAAAGAATTAGAATACACGATTTCAGACATAGTTGTGCCAGTTTGCTGATATCAAAAAATGCAGATCCTGTATTAGTGGCTAAATACTTAGGGCATTCTGATGTTAGTATGACTCTAAACAGATATTCACATATGTATAAATCAAAATTAGATGAAATAATAAAATTAATAGAAAATTAATAATATTTTACTAAAAATATGTACCTAAAATGTACCTAATCAAAATTTGCAAATAAAAAAACCTTATAAAATAAGGAATTGTACACTCTATGGTGGCTCCAGCGGGAATTGAACCAGCGACACAAGGATTTTCAGTCCTCTGCT